ACGCCCTTATGTACCACGCGTACACGGCGGGCGTTGTCGCCTTGTCCTGTTGAATTGAATCCACTATAGATGTGGTTTAAACGTGGTTTAACGATATTTTGGAAGGATTGAATGATGTATCAGCAATTAAAAACTTATTTGGAGCAAACTGGCTTGTCGCAAAGCAATGCGGCAAAGGCGTTGGGCGTGACCAAGCCTGTGTTGAATGCGTATTTGCAGAATAAATACCAAGGCAGCGCGGCGACGATTGCGGAAATTGATGAAAAGGTGGCGGCATTTTTGCGTCAACAGCAGGAAAAGGCGGAAATTAAGAAGTTGGAAATTCCGTTTGTGGCGACTGAAACGGCAGAGCGTGCTTTGGGCTTTTTGAATATGACGCACCATTTTGGCAAGCTGGGTATTTTTTATGGTGGGGCAGGCACAGGCAAGACGACCACGCTAAACGAGTATTTGGCACGCAATCCGCAATGTGTGCTGATTGAGCCTGATACGGGATTTACGGCACGGGTGCTGTTGCAGGAGTTGTGTCGCAAGCTGAATGTGAGTGATAAGGGCAATATTCATGAGATGACGGAGCGTGTGGTGGAATGTTTGAAAGGCAGCGGTCGGTTGTTGATGATTGATGAGGCGGAATGGTTGCCCTTACGCGCTTTGGAAACGGTACGGCGAATTCAGGATAAATCGCAATGTGGCGTGGCTTTGGCAGGGACTTTGCAACTTTTAATCAATTTGCGTGGCGCAAAAGGAGAATTGAAGCAGCTTTATTCACGAGTGTTTACCAAGTGCGATTTTGGCGAGCGGATTGTGGATACGGATTTGCGCCAGATTGCTGCGGAAGTGTTGATGACGAATGACGACAAGGTGTTGGACAAAATCATGCAAACGGCACAGGGCAATGTGCGTAAGCTGGAGAATTTGTTGATGCTTATAGTGCATTTGATGCAGCAAAATCGGAACAACCCAAATTTTAAAGGCGTGAACGTGCAACTGGTGGAACACGCGGATAAATATTTGATGCATTGATTTGGGGTGTGCATAGCTTGCACAAAGCAGCCTGCACAAACAAGCGATTGATTTGCTTATATTTTTTTGCTTGCTGATTTTTGTAACATATTGAATTTAAAGGAAAACAAAAAATGAAAACCTATTGTTTAGGAGCAACCATGGGGCTGGTGCTCGCTCTGATGACTTGGTCAGCCATGCAGCTTGCTGTTGCACACACGCTGCCTGACGAACCCGTGGCATGGGTAAACCGCGTGCAAGTGGTCGATTGCGACAACATCAAGCACAGCGATTTGAGCGCGTGGCAGCGCGATGACGTGAGCCGATACGCGCTTGCCAGAGTGCAGGCTGCTTGCGATGCCAACGAGCAAGCCATGGCGATGATGCAGTTGTGGGAAAAAGCCCCGAGTGCAGGCGTGGTGTTGGAGCCATAGCCATGCATTACTACCTACGCAAAACCAATTTGCACGGCTGGGAAGTGGGCGAAATGAAGTTGTGCAAACACGGAACACGCGGACACAGACCCATTGCTCAATACGGAAGCTACGAACAAGCCCAAGCGCATTATGCCGATTTGGTGCGCGAAGCCGAACAAAAGCAGCCTGCAATCCGACCACGTCAAATCATGTGGCAAGCCAATCGGCACAGTCGGATTTGCGGTTAAACCGTAACAAAAGGAAACGATATGAAAACCCGATGCCCCTGTTGCGGTGCAGAAAACAGTCTAGATGCACTGCTTGCTAACGAAGAAGCCCGACAAGCGGTGTGGGCAGTCGCGCAAATCAACGGCGAATTAGGGCGACTAGCCGTGCAATACATTGCCCTGTTTCGCCCAGCCAAAACCGCGCTGACATTTGACCGCATGGCAAAACTGCTTGGCGAAATTCAGCCCGACATGGAACGTGGCGCAATCAATCGCGACCGTGTGGAATATCCAGCACCGCCCGAAGCGTGGATTTATGGCTTTCGCGAAATGCTATCGCGGCGAAATGCAGGCTGCTTGAAATTACCGCTCAAATCGCACGGCTATTTGTATGAAGTGATAAGCAGTTGGAAAGGGCAAGGCTTGCGTAGCCCTCTCCCCACCCCTCTCCCAGAAGGCGAGGGAAATCCAAGCAGCCTGCAACCCGAAGCCAGCCAAACCCTAACCGCAGCCATGCAATTACAAGGATTGCGCCGATGAAACCACCGCGCAAAATGCCCGACTGGGTTTACAACCAAATGATTGACGGCTTGCAGAAATTGCTGGTTTTACGGCTACAAGGCGCACCACCAGCCGACACCATTAGCGCGTTGGCGGCGGTGTGGGAAGAAGCCCTCATCCCCCACACATGGTTTTACGATAGAGATTTAGACCACAACCGTTTGCCCACCGCATTCAAGCGCGTGATTCAACACGCGGAAAAATGGGTGCAGCCAGCACAAGTTATCCGCGAAATTCCACCACGCAGCGAATCGGCTGTGTCAGGATTGATTGAACAAAAGCAGCCTGCACTATCCGAAGCCGAACGTGAGCGCAATCGGCAATATATTCAGCAGTTGTTGAACACGATTGCGCGAGCCAAACGCCCAATTAACCCAAACAAGGAAATCCAAAATGAACGAAATTGATTTAAGCCAATACCGCCAAGATGCTCGCGGTAATTTAATCCCGATTGAGAACATCAAAGAAATTGATTTAGACCGCGATGAACTGGTCAAAGAAATTTTTGCAGCGATTGAAGCCCCCATGCGCGACTTGGAACAAGCACGGCGCAACGGCATTGAAGATGTTCGCGCTTTTGTGGAACTTGCCGCCGAAAAATACGGCGCGAAACCGAGCAAAAAAGGCAACGTAACTTTGCATAGCTTTGACGGTGAATTGCGCGTTACTGTGGCAATGGCGGACGTGCTGACCTTTGACGAACGCTTAACCGCCGCCAAAACGCTAATTGATGAATGCTTGGACGAGTGGACGCAAGACAGCCGTCAAGAATTGAAAACGATTGTGCAGCAAGCGTTTGATGTAAACAAAGAAGGCAATATCAGCACGGCAAAAGTGTTGGGCTTGCGTCGTTTGAATATTGAGCATGAGAAATGGCAACGCGCCATGACGGCGATTGACGACAGCATTCACACGCAAACCACACGCGAATATATCCGCATTCATCGGCGCGATGAAAATGGCGCGTATGTGTTGGTGTCGCCTGAATTAGGGAAAGCGTAGTTGCAGGCTGCTTGAAAAAACACCGCAATGGCGGAGCGGTTTTCAAATCCGCCTTTCATTCAACTAAAGGAAAAATCATGAACAAATCAGAATTAGTAAAAACCATCGCCGCTCGTGCAGGTTTAACCCAAACCCAAGCAGAACACGCATTAGACGCATTTTGCGCCACCGTGATTGACGAGTTGAGCGTAGGCGGCGAAGTGGTGCTGGCTGGCTTTGGCACATTCAAAACGGTGGTGCGAGCGGAACGCTTGGGGCGCAACCTCAAAACAGGCGAAGCGATGACGATTGAAGCGCAAATGGTGGCGAAATTTACCGCTAGCAAGGCGTTGAAAGAAGCAGTTAAATTGATTGTGTGATTTAACTCTCTCACAGGTAAAGGAAAATACAATGTTTATTAAACAATTAAGCGTTTATCGCTTGAACCCTGAAACCACTCCTAGTGTAAATAAGCTGGAAATGGCATTGGCAAAATCCCCTTTTTCGGAAGTAACGGGTTTAGATTGGTACAGTCTCGGTTTTGTACCTCCTCATGATTTTGGACACGAGCTGGTTTTTCAGGCTGCAAACACATGGTCGGTTAGCTTGAAAAAACAAGAACGTATTTTGCCTAATTCTGTCATTAAAGATGCGGTAGAACAGAAAATCACACATATTGTGCAGAATGAATGCCGTCCTGTTGGTCGCAAAGAACGCATTGAGTTAAAAGAACAAGTGATAGATGAATTGTTACCACGCGCTTTGTGCCGTAGTAGTCGCTTGATGGCAATGTGCCATGTGCCTAGTCAGTTGTTGTTGATTGGTAGTGCGAGCAGCCATGTTGCCGAGAATATGCTGTCAAATTTACGCGAGGCTTTGGGTGGATTAGATGCCAAGTTACCTCATACCAAGCAGTCGCTTATGTCTTTGATGACAGAATGGGTATTAGCCAGTAAAGCCGCAGGCAATTTTGAATTAGATGATTCGTGTCAATTAACAGGTGTTACGCGCTTTGATGGACTGATTAAAATCAGTCATAAGCTATTGAGTGATGAAGATGTGGTAATTCATGTCAAAAATGGTTTGAAAGTTAAAGAATTAGGCTTGATTTGGCGTGAACAAATTGCTTTTGTTTTAACGGAAGACTTTAAGTTAAAACGCATTTGCTTTTTGGATACTTTGCAAGAAAAAGCAGAATCACAGAGCGATGATGCAGCCAGTTTAGCTTTTGCTAGTCAAGTGATTGCAGCCGAAAGTTTGTCTAAATTGATTCATGAATTGGTTGCCATGTTAGGCGGATGGGGGGAATGACTTTCAGGCAGCCTGAAAGCCGTAGACCACAAATCCAAACGGGTTTTAATCCGATTTAAACCCAGTTTAAAGCCCGTTTCAGTTTGTGATTTAACAGGAGAACAACCATGTCCCGCATAACACTCGAACAAAAACGCAAAGGCTTAATTGCCAAAATCCACGTTGCTAAAGCGCAGCTCAATATGGAAGATGATATGTATCGTCAATTTTTGCGTGAAACCACAGGGCAAAGCAGCTGCCGTGATTTAGATTTGCTGCAACTACAACGCGTCATCGCCAAAATGGAACGGCTCGGCTTTAAACCGACACGCAAAAACATCGGCACCAAACCGCTACACAAAACCGATGTATCTGCCATGATGAACAAACTTGCCGCCCTGCTCGCTACATCGGGCAAAAGTTGGGCATATGCTGACGGTATGGCGCGGCATATGTTTGGCAAAGAACAAGTCAATCAACTGGACGCAATGAGTTTACGCAAATTGATTGCTGCGCTGAATATTCATATTTTGAAAGAACAAGCGAAACAAGCAGCAACACTATAAAAAAAATCCGCGTAACACATGGTCAGCGGACTAAAAAAATCAACATATTTAATGAATTATAAACCAAATATAGGAAAGCTGAAATGGAAAAATTAACGGATTTATCTTTGGATTGTTTGCCCGAAAGTGTACAAAGCATTGCTGATGTGATTGGTTTGGCGGACACGATTGCGCTGGTTAAAGCGATTGGCGGTTCGCGCTTTAAGTTTGGCAAGGGCAAGCACAATACGGCGCGGCTGGCTTTGCTGCATGAAGCGATTGGCAAGCGCAAAACAGAACAGCTATTGGACGTGTTCGGCGGCGATGAATTGTATGTGCCACGCTGCCAAGTGGCGTTGCAGCGATTGCGTAATCAGCAGTTTCGCGCGGATTTTGCAGCATTGACCGATGACGGTAAAACGAGCAAGGCAATGGCGTATTTGCAACTGTTGCCGAAGTATCAAATTAGCAATCGCACGGCGGATGGGATTTTGCAAGAACGTGAAGTGCTTAAAGTAGCACAGGGGAATTTGTTTTAAGGTGTCAAAGCTATTGCGATTTTTTTTCAAAATGTCGTAAAGTAATCACAGGCAGCCTGAAAGTTTAACTGACTTTCAGGCTGCTTTTGTTTTGGGGCGAAAGGTTGCCACTACATCACCGCGCCGAGCTTAACGCACAATGGCAGCCTGAAAATAGGACAAGGAATAAGCAATGGCTGACCGATTTTTGACTTTTATAGAGCGTGTACTCGGACACGAGGGGGGCTATTCCAACCATCCACGCGATAAGGGCGGTGAGACGAATTGGGGTATCACCATCGCCACCGCTCGTACCAATGGCTATACAGGCAGTATGCGCATGATGGCGCGTGAGCAAGCGATTGAAATTTACCGTAAGGCATTTTGGGAACGCTATCAATGCGACAAATTGCCTAATGCATTGGCATTTCAATACTTTGATGCGTGTGTGAATCATGGCGCAAGTCATGCCGCCAAGTTTTTGCAACGTGCTTGTGGTGTAGCTGCTGATGGCATGGTGGGCGAACAAACTTTGACAGCCGTTGCGCGACAATCCGACCGCGATTTAACGCTGAAATTCCATGCCGAGCGCACACGTTTCTACACACAGTTATCTACCTTTGACACCTTTGGCAAAGGCTGGATGCGCCGTCAAGCGGATAACTTGGTGTATGCGGCAATGGATTTGACTGATAACCCACAGGCAGTCTGA